TCGTGTTGGTACTGCTGACAATGATATTAACGCACTATACAGCATGGGTAAATTCCCAGCTGGTGTAAACGTTAATCATTATTTCAGTGATACTGATGCGTGGTTCATACGCACAGATGTTGCTGATGGATTGAAACATTTCCAACGTCGTCCATTACAATTCGCAATTGATAATGACTTCGACACTGAAAATGCTAAGTTCAAAGCAGTTGAGCGTTATTCATTTGGTTGGACGGACCCAAGAGGCGTTTACGGCTCAGAAGGTGCTTAACAACTGATTAGGTCTATATATCCCCTCCTTAACTGGAGGGGAGTTGACCCACAATAGGAGGAAAACCTAATGGCAGTAAAAAATTATCCTGTTGGTACTCATTTTAGTGGTCCTATTAAATTAGGAACAAAGTCTATGTTACTTTCTACCGAGGTAGGTGGAATAAGTGCAGCTAAGACTTTAACCGCAGATGAATCTAACGGCATGACTTACATTCTTGATGGTGGCACTGGAGTAGGTATTACCCTTCCAGCTCCAACTAAAGGATGGTGTTGTAAATTCGTAATTGGTGCTGCATTTAGTACTGATTTTGTTTTTACAGCAGGAACAGCAGATACCTTTGAAGGGTGTATTATAGAAGCTGGAGCAGCAGATGACGTAGATGCTGCGGATACTATTACACTTGAAGATGGTGCTGAAAATATAGGTGATTGGATAGAATTTTGGTCAGATGGTAACAAAACATATGCTTTTGGAAACTTTTTGAACAGCAGTTCTGTAACACCTGCTGGTTAATACCAGTAAAATATCGAGGGGCGAAAGCCCCTCATTTTTAAATTAATGGAGATATATAATGGCAGCAAGTACAACGTTAACTAAACTAGTTGATGGGTCAAAACGCCAAGTATTACATGTTACAATCTTGTCAGATGGTGGTGAATTAACCGATTCTGTAGTATATGAGTTTGCAGCAGATGCTACTCTTACTGGAGATACCACTGCTGCAAAAATTAAAATAGATCAGGTTTGGTTTAGTAACCCGACTGCAGCTGGGCAAATTTTTGTAGAACACGATGGAAGTACTGATAGATTAGCATGTGGTTCAGGGTTTAATGGTAATGATCATCAAGACTTTAGAAGTTTTGGCGGAATAGGAAATCATGCATCAGGTGCTACTGGAGACGTAACAGTAACTACTTTAGGATTTGCGAATGGCGATCAAGCAGTAGTAATTCTAGATATTAAGAAGTGTTAATTAACAAATGAGTTTTGGTAAAAAGACTAGGAATCCTGGTTGGCAACCTGGAAATCATTGGGTTAAATGTGATGTATGTGATTTCGTATACCGAGACGCAGAGATGTTTGAGCGTTGGGATGGAGCAGTCGTATGTAAATACGATTGGGAACCTCGACACTCTCAAGATTTAATTAGAGGAGTTGAAGATAAAATAACTCCTGACGGATTTATAAGACCCGATGATGATGCAAATATGGGAATACCAGTTTGTATAAGTAAGTCTGCTAGAGCTGGACAAGCAGAAACAGGCTGTGCTCAAGCAGGAAATACTTCTTTTACACCAAGACCAGTGAGCGGATTATAATATGGCAACAACAACTTTTACTGATAATTCAACGGTCATCGTAGCATCGTGGTTAAACGATGTGGATGCACTAGTATATGATATATTTAATGGACCAGATACATTTGCTCTTCATGCTAAGGGAGATGTATTAGCGTCTAATGGAAGTACAATACAATTAGTTAATGTAGGTTCTAATAACCAAGTTTTAACAGCTGACTCCTCACGAGATGCTGGGGTAAAATGGGCTGCAGCAGCCAGTGGAGACATAGTAGAGGATACTACACCTCAATTAGGTGGACCATTAGATCCTAATGGTAAATTTATTGGAATGGACAAAGGTGAAGATGTACCTTCTGGAACTCCCACAATTGGTACTGATGGAGATTATTTTGATGTATCAGGTACATCCACTATTAGTGCTTTTACTGTAGCAGGTAATCGTCATTTCTTTTGTCAGTTTGATGGAGCATTACAACTTACACATAACTCTACTGATTTAGATTTACCTGGTGAAGCTAATATAACTACAGCAGCTGGGGACGTAGCAGAATTTTTTAGCACTGGTACTAATGATGTCCAGTGTGTTAATTATACAAAGGCTGATGGAACAGCAGTAGTTGGGGCATCAGGCGGATTAAAAGACGATGGTGGTAATGTTGTTGGTGTTGAAAATGCTGTAACAACAGCTGGTAATTTTACTGTAACTAACGGATTTAACTTAGTAACTGGTGGACCATTTACAATAGCAAGTACACACGTTGTTACGGTTGGTACTGATGAAACATGGACGGTGGTATAATATGAGTACATTAAATGTAGATACACTTCAAGACAAAGCAGGTGCTTTTGAACACGCTAGATTAGTACAGGTTGTCAATACCGAGACAGGAGCAGCAGCAACTGGCACGACTATTCTGCCTTATGATGATACTATTCCTCAGAATGATGAGGGCGTTGAAGTAATGACTCGTGCCATTACTCCAACACATGCTAGTAATACATTAATAATAAGAGTTGATGTATGCGCTAGTCATTCTGTAGCTAATGAACATTTACAAGCAGCATTATTTAAAGATTCAACTGCAGCTGCGTTGGCATGTATGTCAACAGAAACTTCCAATCTTACAAGTAGAATGGAATATATTGGATTTACTCACAAAATGACTGCAGGTGGAACATCAGAAATTACATTCAAAGTTAGAATAGGGGGAACTAGTTCTGGTACTGTACAATTTAATGCAGAGGGCTCAAATAGACGTTATGGTGGGGTACTTTCATCATCAATTACAATTTCGGAGATTAGAGTATGAGTGTAACTACTAATAACCCTGAAGCATTGGGGTGGAAATATGATTATGTTGCTGGTATATCAACCAGAGATGGAGTTGTTACTGAGTGGCCTGATTCACTACCTGAATTGACTCAAGATTTAGTAGATGCTGCTGAAAAAGAATGGGATGATAAGGAAGCGTATAAAGGTAAACGAAAAACTGAATATCCATCTATTCAAGATCAACTTGATGACATCTACCACAACGGCATTGATGAGTGGAAGAAAACAATTAAAGTAACTAAGGACAAATATCCAAAATGAGTACATTAAATGTAACTAACGCACAAGTCACAACGCTTAAAGATGGGAGTGGCAATAATCCATCAACTCCTGCTGAAATTCATACTGGTAGAGCTAAGGTGTGGGTTAATTTTAATGGCACAGGCACGATTGCATTAAGGGATAACTTTAACGTGTCTGGGTTAACTGACCACGAAACAGGTCAATATACTGTAACAATAGATAATGATATGTCTAATACTAATTATTCAGTAATTGCTGGGGGTGGGATGGATGAAACATCGACATCAAATCAGCCATTGCAAGGTGCAAATGTTAATAATATAGCTGTTGGTTCTTTTAGGATTCATTGTGGTAGTAATACATATGCAGAAGATGATTGGGAAATAGTTACAGCAGTAGTGTTTGGAGATACATGATATGTCTGATAAAAGAATAGTTTATCAAGGGGAAGATGGAATAGCTAAAATTGTTGTGCCATCACTAGAGTATTTAGCAAAGGGAAATACATTGAATGATGTATTAATCAAATGTGTTCCTGAAAATTGCAGAGACTCCGCAGATATTGTTGAAGTTGATACAGTTGAAAGCGACAGGACATTTCGCAATGCTTGGGTTACTGAAAAAGGTAAAAGTACAGAGGTTGACTTAGCTAAAGCTAAAGATATAGCTAAAGATAAAGTTCGCCAAGCCAGAACCCCTAAGTTTCAAGAATTAGATATTGCATACCAACGTGCTGATGAAGCAGGTGATTCTGATGCTAAGACCGCAGTAGCTACTAAAAAACAAACAGCAAGAGATGCTACAGCAAATACCAAGATAACTAATGCTGATTCTGTTGCTAACCTAAAAACAGGAATGAATGAAGTGATTGCAGAGGTAAATAACCTATGAGTAAATTAGTAGTAGGAGAAATTGAAAATGCCGCAGGGGCGAATCCTTATAATATTACTTTAGGAACGTCTGTTGCAACTACTTCAGGCACAGCAGTTACTTATTCAAGTATTCCAGCGGGAACGTCAAAAATAATAATTATAGGTAAAGACGTTTCAACTAATGGTTCTAATGAAATAAGGACTCAACTAGGAACGTCTGGCGGCTTGGTAACATCTGGTTATGATTCAACAATAGTAGGTCTACCTAATAGTGCTAATTGTGCAACAAACACTCAGACAAATTCTTTAGCGATAACTCAAGGTATTGGTGCTGGCGAAACAAGAAGTTGGTTACAGACTATCTGTTTACTGGATGCTTCTCTGGATGTTTGGGTTTGTTCAGTTGTTGGCGCAAGAAAAACTGGGGAGAATGAATGTTTCTCAGGCGGTGGCTGGGTGGATTTATCTGGAGACCTAACGCAATTAAAAATATTTATGGATGGTTCTGATGCTTTTGATTCGGGCAGAATTAATATCCAATTTGAATAAAGGAAAATATAATGGCTGATGTAATTGAAATTAATGTATCAACAGGTGAAAGAACTGACAGAGATTATACCCAAGCGGAAAAAGATGCTATGGAAGCATCTAAACCATCTACTGAAGAAAAATGGGCTACTATTAGAAATAAACGTGATGTGTTATTAGCAAGATGTGATTGGTGGGCATCTTCTGATTTAACTATGTCAGATGCACAAACTGCTTACAGAAAAGCATTAAGAGATTTACCTACTCAGAGTGACGTAGATAATATAACGTGGCCGAGTAAACCTTAATGACAGCTGTACCTTGGTATGCATATTTATTAATTTTATTCTTGCCTCTGTTAATAAGTACTGTGGTAGGTATTTATATACAATTAGTATTAAAACGTATTAACAGACAAGAAAATAATGCACCTTGGACTTATAAGAAAAGTTTATTAAGTGCTATTGCAATAGGTACACCAATGGGTGCATTAACACAGATGTTATTGCAAGAAGCTTTATCACCTTATATGTATTTAGGAGATGAAAGCCAATGGAACTTAGTTATATTTGCAGCAGTATTTAATCCTTGGTTAATTATGTTTGGGTATAGTGCTGCTTTATGGTACACAAAGAAAAAGAAATATACTATGTTATATGAATATTTAAGAATACGACATAAGAAGGTAGATTATCCAGATGAGGAAAGTGACTTTACGGTACAACATTACCACAGTTCATCATTAAACGGAAACGATACAAAGGAAGAATAATGGCTACAAGTGGATCAGTTGATTTTTCAATAACAAGAGATAATATAATTACTGAAGCTCTTCAGCTTGTTGGTGTTATTGGTGAGGGTGAAACTCCAAGCACTAACCAAAAATCTGATTGCGCTAGATCTCTTAATATGATGGTTAAGTTCTGGATGGCAGATGGAATGAATTTATTTGTCAATCAGGAAATAGTTTTGTTTCCAGTAAAAGGGCAAAGACAATATACATTTGGTGGTTCTTCAGTAGATAGAATGGCTAAAGAAGATGAGGTTATTACTACTAAACTAAATGGTAGTGTATCTTCTTCAGCAACCTCACTAACAGTAGATGATACTACTGGTATGGCTGTGGGAGATGTAATAGGTGTAGTAACGGATTCTTCGGGAATACATTTTAGTACTATCACTGCTGTAGGTTCTGCTACAACATTAACTATTGCTGATGCAATAGATGACAATGCATCTGATAATGACAGAGTATATACATA